GAGAAAGTCATATTTTGCAACTTACATCCTTTGTTAACATGGAATATGTCAGAAGTTGCATTATTAGGAAGAATTTTACAAGTTCTTAAGTCATCACCTACGACAGCACTGAAAGCGGGAAGTTCAATTGGATTATCCTCAACATAGTTACCTGATAATACCTTGACTGTTGTACCAGACTGAGCAGCACCCACAGCAGCCTTAATTGTCAAGAACGCATTATCAATAGATGTTCCATTATTATCATCATCTCCATCCTTCGCAACATACAAAACATTAGGTGCAGAGTTAATTCCTGAAGCACCTGTGTCAATCGTTACATTATCACCAATAATAACACTAGAGTTTGTAATAGTGACAATACCAACAGATAATTCATTATTATCACCATCGATTGTTACAGACGCTCTACCAACCGTGAGAACGCCAACTACTCTAGCGTTACCATCAACATATAATGCCGTATTTCCGACACCACCAATTGTTGTTGTGCCAGAAGTTCCAACAATAGTTGCAATACCACTAATAATATTCAGTCCATTATTAAGAATTTGAACACCCTGCTGTGCGGTAATAATGCCAACAGAATCAACATTTTCTACATCTTGATATGTAAGTGTACCGCCAACAGATAAATTTCCACTGAACACACCATCAACCATTGTGATGGCAGTTCCTACAACAAAGTTGGTGTCAAATCCTACATTAGTTAATCCAGATCCATCACCAAAAAACGAAGTTGCGGTAACAACACCAACAGACATCCCGTTTGATGATGTGTTTCCTTCAGAGAGAACCTCATCTAATGATGCACTTCCAGAACCGCTATTTGCAACAGTTTTCCACTTATTTTCAGATGCATTCCATTGCAGAATATAATTATTCTGAAGTCCTGAAATGTCAACGTCTGCAAGATCTTTGATAAATCCTGCACCGCCTCCACCAACAGTAGAGAGTTGTTGCTGAATTCTATTAACAAAAAGTGTATAATGTTTTGAAAGATCATCAAGAGTTGCAAACTTTTGATCTGTAGGTGTTAATGGATCTTTACCACCACCTACATCCTGACTTACATCGGCAGGCTCATCCAGAATCTGCTCATTAAGTTCAATCTGTGTTTTTTTAATATCCTCTACAATTCTATAGAGAGATTTAATATCTCCTTCTACCGGAGAAAATCTTTTATTAAACTTACTAACTAATTTTTGAAGTTCATTAATTTCTTCATCATAATATTTTACTTCTGGAAGATTTGAGATCTCTTCTTTAAGTTCAGTAAAATATCCAAGAAGAAGTTCGTCGGTTTTTACACTCTTATCAGTTGCCTCTTCAAGTTCTTTCTTAATATTATTTTTGAGAGTGTTGTATTCGCCAAGAATTTGTTTCTTTAACTTTCTATCATCATCTTTGAATGTTTTTTGGTATTCAAAGATTTTGACAGAGGATTTTTTAAGTTCATCCCATATTTTCTCTTTCTCAGATTCAAACTCTTCTTTGATCCCTTGAGTTTCGACTTTACTCTCAAAGAACTTGACATCTATAGAATCAGAATATTCGTCAAAGTTAAAATTTAACTTTTCTTTTAATGTATCGATTACATCTGATACTTTTTCAAAATTCTCTTCAATACCTGAAAATGTATTTTCAACCCAAGGGAGTGGAGCGAGTTCTTCTCTTACCTTGGTGATGTCCTCTTTTATTGAGTCAAGATCTGTATCGTAATATTTTGGTTCTGGAAGATTTGCAACTTCCTGAATGACAGAATCTATTCTGTCTTCAATATTTTGAACTTGCTCATCATAATACTTGACTTCTGGTAAAGAAGAAATATTTTCCTTTACAGAATCAATAGCATCACAAATTGCTTCGATTTCATCATCATATACCTTTGGTTCTGGAACCTCAGGAATTTCTGATTTTACTTGATCTACTGCTTCACAAAGTTTTTCTAAAACTTCGTCAAAATGCTTGATTTGAGGAATGTCAAGAATTTCTGCCTTGACTTCCTCGATTAATTCTTTTACTTCGTCAAGAGTTAAATCTTCTTCTACTACAACTTCTTCGACTAACTCTTCCTCTTCTTTTTCAACATAATCATCTACTGAGGGAAGTTCTGCTTCAACTTCCTCTTCAATTGATGGTAAAACGCTCTCTTTATTATCTTCTAAAGACGGCAAATCAGTATCAACCGCTTCTTCGACTGAAGGAAATTCATCTTCAATAATATAATCGTCCAAAGACGGCAAGTTTTTGTCTTCAGCCTGCGCCATTAAAATATAAGTAAATTACCTCGGGTTTTCTCACCCTTAGTTATTTATCTTGCTGCTTATTCTGCTTTAAAAGTTTGGCGAGATCTGCTGTAGAACCAACAAAAAGTGCATTTGTAACATTTGTAGGGCCTTTAGACTGTGACTCCTCTTCAACGTCTTTTAGTTTCTTTTGCAAGTCAAGAAGTTTATCAGTTGCATCTGCAACACTCTTAATTAACTGTCCTGCAACTTCATACGCTCTTGCTTGTTCTGTTTCCTGTGCAAGTTCAAGTATTCCATTTACTGCTTCTTGTCCCTTTTCAATCAAAGAATAAAGATTGCCTCTTGTATACTCATAATCTTTTCTAGTATCAGTTTTAATTGCATCAACCTCTCTCTGAACAGGTTTTACCTGCTCAGGTTCACTAGAAACGATCTCACTCGATACGTCAAACGCTTCATTCAGACTATCAAAACTCATGAGATACTCCCGTCAAATCCAAAGTCGTCGCCCATTTCAATGAGAGCATCATCAGCATCAGTGATAAGATTGACTGCTGCACCGCGAACGTGAGATCCTGTAATAGTGTTGTCTTGTCCTCTCTTTGTAAACAGTGTATTACCTTCTTTTCTATCAACATAGATAGACTCGCTGTCAATAGTAATGTAAGTATTTTCTGAGATTCCAGAAGAATCATTTACTTGTAGAATATTGGTGGTTGTTCCAACATCTTCTGCAAGATTGGTTACAACGTTGTCTGTGTAACTCTTTGTTGCTCTTGGAATAACTGTGTAAGTAAGATCTCTGGTTGGAGTAGAGGAATCGTCTTGAACGTAACCAACACGAACTTTTTTGATAAGATCTTTGGATGCCTTTGATGTATCTCCAACAGGGCCAAACAGATATGTCTTGGCAGTAAACCTTATTGTATAGAGTAGAGAGCGTCTAGTGCTGTAATTACCTTCATAATCATCCTGCATCGTGACATTCTCAATCACAATCGGAATATCTCTCTTCTCACCAATTGTATCTACCAGATTAACCGAGAGAGTATATGCTGGTTGAAAATATGGTAAAATCTGTTCAACAATTTGAAGCATATCATCATTCAACTTAGTGAAGATTGATAGTTCAAACGACATATTGTAAGGAACAGGCATGTAGGTTTTTCTGATTGCTGTTGCAATCCCTACACTCTGTGATTTAAAAGTTTGAGTTGTAGTTACTTTTCTAGTGCCATCATATTGAAGTCCCGTGAATTCAAAAGACATTCTAGGCAATGTGATTGCCGTTGGTTTATTGAGATCGGCAGATTGCTCAAGTCTAGCAAGAAACTTTTGAGTAGGCCCGTATGCTAATGGTACTTTTATTACATCATCAACATTCCCAGAAGAATCTAAGTGTTTGATTTCAATCCCATTAAAGAGACTTCCAAACGAAATAATCGTTCTTCTCAGAATCTCATGGTAAAAGTATTCAAACATACTTGTCCTAACTATTAACTTTATTTATATTAAGGATTGCCAAAGGGATTAGACTCAGAAAAATCAAGGATTCCATCTGCTTCTACTTCAATATTATCATTATCAGTGTAAGGATCAATAACATCATCTGTGTTAATCGTGAAGACTGCTCTGCTAGCACCGCTTGCAGATCCAACTAATGTCTCTCCCACATTAAATGAACCAGAAATAATCTTAAGTTCCAAAGTATTTGTTGTTGCATCCCAAGAGTTAACATGTGCAGTTGTTCCACTTTCAGATCCAGTCACTAATTCATTATATTCATATGATCCTGTTCCAATACCAGTTGGAGATCCTAAAGTAATAGTAGGAGCAAGGACATACTTCGCACCACCATCAATTAATCTAATCTCTGTAACAATACCAGAAGTAATAGCAGAAATTCCTCTTGCAGTGTGAACGCCTGCTATTAAGTCAACGTAATTTTTCTCAGAAACTTCATTTGTTATTGTTACAGAAGGAGGTGTTAGATATCCACCACCGCCATATGTGATATTAATTCCTGTGACAATACCACATTGATCAATACCAAACTCAAACGATGTTGTGGCAATTCCTACACTTGTAGAATTCTCTGATAAGAAGATAGTGCTGACACCAATTGAGGAGACGTATGTTGAGGAGGAAATAAAATTATTTGCAACAATATGATCGTCATGATGGAATGTAAGACGAACTCTATCCCCAACAATGATCCCAACCGTCGATATGCCGGTGATTTGATTTGATTCTGTTGACATGGTGCCAACAGTTTTGACTGAATCAAATCTCATGGTGGCAATACCAGTTGCTCGGAATTCTGAAGAAATTCCTGCCGGTGCTGATATTGTTACTGTAGGAGCTGCATTGTAACCAAAACCACTATTGCCAATTGAGATTGCAGTGACAGATCCTCCAATTGATATGGTGGCAGTGGCTGTTGCAGTAACTGGAGATGGACTACTGAAAGAAAGTGTGGGTGTTACAGTATATCCAGCACCGATCGTTGCACCCTGTCCAACTGCCCAAACCTCTGTTGGATCAAAAGTCAGTCCTGTAACAACACCGATGGAATTTATTGTTGCAATACCAACAGCAGTTGTTGAAGGGTTAACAGTTCCAGTTCCAAGTCCAACTGTGACTGTTGGTTGAGAAGAATATGCTCTGCCACCAGTGGAAATTGCAACACTAGTGTTATCAAGTGCTGATCCTGAAACATATGCACTTGCGGCAGTACCGACAAGTCCTACAGTGGCTGCTGCACTAACAGTTGTTGGTGCAGTTATTGATACTGTTGGAACACTATTATAGAATCTACCAGAGTTTCCAATCGAAATTTCTGTAACGTTTCCTCCGTATAGTGCAAATTCGTTAATTGATGCAGTTGCAGTTGCTTGAGTGCCGGATCCTGTGGGATTATCAAAGGTAACTGTTGGTTGAGTCTTATAGAACACGCCACCAGTCGTTCCTCCTGGGAATAAGAAAGCAGATGCACCGATACTTATAGGTGCAGATCTAATACTTACACCACCACCAACCATTGGAGTTGCAAGAACTGCAGTTGCAGCTGCCCCAACATGTTTAGGAGTTGAGAATGTGACGGAAGGGGCATTAATATAACCACCACCACCACTAGAGATTGTAGCGACTCCTACAACACCATCTGCAATAATGGTGGTAGCAGCAGCTCCAACACCCTTACCTCCAACAAAGGCAACACCAGGAGCCACAGTGTATCCTCGTCCAGAATTTCTTAGTTGAACACCTTGTATCTTGTCTCCTAATTGAGTTCCATCACAAGCAGCTAAACCACTAATCATGGTGGAAATTCCACTTGCAGTTAGTCCACCTGAAGGTGCCGAAGAGATAGCAACTCTAGGTGCAAAGGTATATTTTTCTCCTCTATCTGTTAAAGTTAAAAATCTAATACCACCATTCACAATTCCAGCAATCGCGGTACTAGTAACAGCAGAACCAACCATCGTCAAGGTAATATTGTAACCTTGATCTTGAATATTATCGTCTATCTCTTCAATATTAGTATCGATAAGTTCATTTTCATAGCGGAACAATTCGCAAGTTAATTCATAAACATAATTTTTTTGTAGTTGATAAAAAGGTTTTTCGTGTTCTACAAATTTTATTTCAAACAGTCTATCGCCAAGAGGGAACCATATTAAATCACCTTCTTTTGGACGAGTTGCAAGTTCAATATTTGGTAAATTTTTAATTAAAGGTGTGATATATGAACTATATCTTTCTTGAGAAATAATTAACTTAATTTCATTTGTTGCTTGTACTCCAAATTTAGATAACAAAACTGAATTTTCACCATATCCATCAAAAGTATCAACATACGCTTCAATAGGATATGAGTTATTAAACTCAGAAGTAATAACTTCTCTAATTATTTTGTTTTTAGTTACATACTGTCTAGGTAAATAATATACCTCAACACCATAAATCTTCAACTGCTCGTTGATCAAGTCTTGAACAAGACTTTGCTCTCCTTGAGAACCTTGTAAGAAGAAGGGATTTAATGCCATTATCCGATAAAGTCAAGAGGAGGAAGTTCGTAAGTATTGGACATCTTTTCCATGATTTTGTCTAAATCATTCTGTCCATCTTCATATATTTGTCTACCATTCAGTTCAACTCCTCCCGGAAGTTTAACTCCTTGAAACTTCATCAAGTTTTGTCCCCATTGACGTTTGATCAATGCAGTGAGATATGGTTTAATGAAAGAATCATTATAGACTCTTGAAAAATCATTGGGATCAACCGTTCTAAAACAGTCAATAATAATATATTCGCCTGCCCTAACTGAAGCCCAATCAATGTCTAGATATAACCTATCCATTCTCTGATTAAATCTAATTTGCTTATGAGTGTTCAGTAAGAAATCTAAATCTTCGAGATATGTCTTTGTCATAGCGTATGACAATAACTCAGTATTTCCAAAGAAATAAACATCATTTAAGAACAACTGATACTTAACACTAAACATGTTATTTGTAACAGTATTAGCACCAGCAAATTGATATATCTTATTAATTCCTATGACAGAAGGTGGGATCTGTAAATAATTACTATTCTCATCATAAGAAAAAGTTACTGAGGATCCATCAATTGTTGATGAAGCAGTAGTTGTAACAATGCCCTTTGTAGGTGATTGTCCACCAGGTGCTCTTCCTCTATCAATATCGTCTTGAGTTATTTGATATTTTAAAAATACTTGTCCAACACCATCAAAGTGTCTTTCGTGAAAGTATTGAATTGCATCATCAACTAAGTCCTCGATTTGCTCATCAGCAACATTGATCTCAAGGACTGGAGCACCTAACTTTCGTTTGCAGTAGTCTACTAACTCCGCTCTAGTTGATGGTTGCATTTATCTACTTTTTACCTATTTATGGGTTTGTAGCGATACCCGCTTTAACTAATACATCACCATTTATAATGTTGTAGGTAGTGCTTCCAGAACTCACTAAGACATCATATACGTATCTTCCTGGTTTGAGATTTCTAGTAGCCGCTGGATTAAGGGATAATGTAATTACACCATCTCTTGCACTTGTGAATCCAACACTAAATGCAGTGACGACTCCTAGGGTAGCACCAACTGCCACACTTTTAGACATGGCAGCAGAGGCATCCCAATTGACGGGACTCATAGGAGTTGATCCAGCACCAGTGTCCATTCTAAACGCAGAACCATTTGGATTAGTAATGGTAAACTTATCACTAAAATTTGCACCGCCGTAAATGTTTAAATTTACGGCATATGGAGCACCAGATGCTACATCAAAGGTTACGTTCTGATTAGCCATTTATGTTTATTACTGATAAAGTCTCTTGTTGTTTATAAT